CTCATAACTGCGTCCTTAATTTAACATTTCTTTGCAAACTAGAAGGGTTGTTTCTTTTGCTTTTCCTTGCAGCACACGGGCAGTAACCGTGTGTTGATTTTCAAGTCCAAAGGGCCACGTTCAAGTGTTTCGATATGGACGCCCGCATGGGGATCCCCTCCAAAGAGAGAACCCCCACATCGAATCTTATCAATAGAAACGATTAGCTAAAGTACCGAGTCCTGGGTAAATACTATTCCCCCCGACCTCAACTGCCTGCCGGAAAGCAGGCATCCGAGCGACGGATTGAACAGTATTCATCCAAGAGACCGGTCCGACGACAGAAAGTGAACTGTCACTACCAATAATGCCAGCGGTAGTATTGGGAGCTTGAGTTCCTTCCAAATGATAGGTGAGTTCAACTTCCAAAACGGGTGTGCTTAAGGCACTACCGGTAATTGCGACAAGCACAGCCTCATGGCCAGCCAGTCGCAAATAACTGGCATCACCAGCTTGCACATTAGAAGCAGAAGTTTGATTCACAATGTTGAAACCAATAGAATTATCAGTAGATTCACGGAATGTAAAAGCCTCAGGTGACGTAATCTTGGGGATCACAAAAAGTGGTCTCTCAGAGATATTAATCATCGAAACTTCCATACTGTTTATCATATTGGGAATGCTAGAGATATCAACAACACTACCACTGTTCGGAATGCCGTACGATTTCAGCGTATTAGCAACGGTCGCAAATGGATTGGCGATAGTCGGAGACTGTCCGCCAACACCATAACGAGCATTGATATAACTACTAATAGGCACGGTGGCCACAAGGACCTTGCCAGAATTGTTAGACATACTGGCCACTCCAAACACTTTCACACCATAACCAACAACTCTATAGTTGGTAATCTGGCCTGCAAGAAGTGCTTGATCAGTGTAAACCATAGCATTTGAGATAGCAGTGGAATAATCCATTGGAGACCAATTGGCCCCCCCTGAGATATTACCACGCGAACTCAAAGCATGGGCTAACGCTGACGGCAACACAATCAAGTCTGCATCGCCACTAGAATTCGTGACGATGGTGATAGTCTTCGTAATATGCCTAGTTGTCGTCGGACAACTAAACATATCCGGCACTCGCGCTCCAGAAGCTGCGAGTGAAAACGGCTCACAAAGAGCCGCTTTATATGACACTAAAGCGGAATTTCCGCTAGATACATTAGAAATGTTTTTATTCTTCTTTTTCTTGGTTTTCTTACTTGGCTGCTGTTTATAAACAACCAAAGCATTACTAACCTTATTTTGATTTTTCTTATTTGTCATATTATTTTCTTTTTATTTTCCCCACTAGTAACTGCTCACACATTCAGTACTACGTTTAACGTCCAGCTTGACGTGACAGTCTTTTATAGATAGACTAATCTGTATGCTGCTAAACAGGTATACGCTGCTCTGGAGTGAGTAACACTAATGGAATAGGACTAAGAGACTCATAACCCATGAAATGATCAAGAATGGAGTCACGCAATGGCAACCTCACTAACTTGAAAATTTCAGGGTGAGCATTAATACCTCTCTCAAAAGTATTTGCAAGAAATTGATAGTTATCCTTATGATGGGCATGATTCCACATATGTGACACCAATGCTTGGGGTAGGTTTTCTATCTTAGTATTCTTGAGGGACTCCACGTGTTTTCCAAACCGCGCTGGAATCCAACTCACTTGTCCATCTTCGACTTTAAAAATCCAGGAAAAGAACTCTGCTCCATGCATGGAGTCAAGAGATTGCACGTCATGTACCTCAAACCCAAAAAGGGCCCATTTCTCCACGTACAATTTTTCATCAAAGTTTTTCGGAACAGTCTGTAAGTTATCATCACCACCAATAGTGACAATGAAATCTTTAAGAATCTGACCCGCTTTATAATCCATAGCACGTTTGACGTGCGTATCCAAAATCAACAAGATGATGGAATTCATCAAGATTGTTAACTTTGAACCCGACGTCATAATGCCAGGGACCTTTCGACGAATCACAGTTCCGTCTGGTAGACGAAAAGGCATGAGAAACTGATCTAGGATCACTTTTCGGCAATCACGCTTGTAATCAAGAAACTCTGCGTCTGGCATCACCTCTGGCTTTACAGCCAAAGAAATGATCTCATCCGCAGCATCTTCTATGCCAAGCAATGATGCTATACTCATACCTCTTAATATCGCCACCAATTACCTTTGAATTTTTCCTAGTATGTTTGTTAACCAACCACTTACCAGAAGCTGGGACCAAAGGGCTCCAACCAACGACAATAGGTGTATTACGATGCTGTGCAACCATAGAGTCATTGATACCACCCAAGTGCAGTTCCGCTACGACCTGAGGAATCAGACCGACACCGGACACCGTACGAGTGATGCCATCAATGACCTTTTGTGCTTTCTGTGCATCATACTTATTAAATTGATTAACTTCACATTCATCAAATGCATGTTTTTGTATCCTTTCAACAATATCTGGTAAAGAGATCACCTCCGCATTGGTTGTAAAACCCTCCTCGATAAAGGGGTAACCAGGTGATTTACGCTCATCAACCCTACTGCTATTCAATAGATCAGTGACGCGCTCGGTCAAGAGCGCTCCCACTGGAGCCATGAATTTCAGGGGATCAAGCATACAGCGCACAATTCGCTTAACTTCAGCACGACGTTCATCAGAAGGAACCTTAGCTCTCGCCGCCACCAACAGATGGTGCGCAAAGTTTATCGACTCACTTTTGGCAATCGCCTCACTGGCTTGCTCTTGTGTCTTGTACGGGGGGTACAAGTATTTGCCTTTTTCATACCCAAGCCGCGTTGCAACTTCGAAATCTAACAAAGCTGTTGAACTTGCATCCTCTCCTGACCAAACTGGGGTTCGTGTCCGAGGTTTACGATGCTCATCCACAGTCATCAAATCCTGATCACTCGGAAGCATGAATACTACTTTTTCTCTTTCTTGAGTAACAACTTCAGTTTCTACTTTAGCTAATGGGGATTGCTCGTCACGAAATTCGATGATGGTTTGACCAGCCTCAAGAACAATTTTCTTAGCCTTACGGATCTGAAACCTTCTCCTGGCACTTTCCCTACCACCACCAAACAACTTACGATTTTTCTTTGTAACTCTGTTGTTATCCAGATATTTTCTTTTCTCTTTATCGTCCATGTCTTCCAACATTTCTCGCTCTTCTTCAGGATCCATGAAACCATTGTCTTCGTTATAGTCATCAAAGAAATCAGGAATGAAACAATCCCAACTCCCATCATGCTTATTACGAAGATAACGGTTACCAAAACCATCCGTTTCGTAATCGACGATTTTGCCCTTGTCGTCACGAAGCACATCTTCTTCACGATCCCAATAAAAATCGTAATCAAGAGCACTCGCTTCCAACATTTTCTTTGTATATTTCTGGCAAAGAAAAGAAAGCACGGTCGCATCGAGTCCGATGTTATTTTCACTATTTGTGCGAAGGTGCATTGCTGCAACTTTCTTACCACAAAATACGGGACCACCCGACCAACCGGGGCTCGTAGAAGCGTTATATTGAACTGCGCCAATCTTCTCAGAAGGAACATCAAGAATGGTTCCGCTGGCAGCACTTAGGTACTGATCGAAATTAATACCATAAGTCGTGACAACATTCCCAAATCTCGGTTTACAGAATTTGGCCGAAGTCAAATTAAACTGACAGAAGTAGTTTGGCTTAGCTGGAAGACAAGCAACGTCATAAAACATCGCAATATCTTCAGGCAAAACGTTACTACCAAAGTCAGACAATTCTCTCCGCTTAGCGACATCCAGTTCAGCTCCACATGGCACCGCCTTATACGGCACAACATAGGGTATTCCTTCAACTCGCTCGACTTGATCAATTACATGATTAGCCGTTACCAAATTATCCTGATAACGGAAGGCCTGACCAATTAAAGTCATTCCAACCTTACCTTCTTTATCGATTTGTTCCACAATAATTGCTGCCATACATGGCACCAACTTAGGCGTGAAAAAACCCGAAAGTGGGATCGCCATTTCTAAACCAGCCCCTGTCTTCTTTAAAGTAGAATTAAGGAGCGTTGACAGTTGTAGAATAGGTTCAACCACAGTCGTCTTTTCTTTTTGCGTCAATTTGGGTTTGTTACGCCAAAATCTCTGCCTACGCACACTGCGCTTAACGGCATCTCTAAACTCATCACACTTAACAAGAATATAAGTAATTATATCAATGCAGTAGAAAAGGATATTAACAACGCAGAGCACAGTGAGGCAGTACATTAAAATAATGGCAACCCTATCGTCTTCAGTGAAACTCGTCCTAGTATCATATATCAACCTATCAGCATACGAAACGGGATAAGTCCAGGCGTACCCACACCAGGAAGCAAAAAGCTCCCCCATGGAGATACACATGTCCATAACCCAAACCGCATTCCTCAAAGACCAAACAACAATACCATCAGACGGGTACAACGGGAAGGCTGAACAAACCCTGCACATAAACATAGTGATTGGAGAAACAAAAGCCCAGATATATGAGAAAGTCACCATAAAATAGTAACTAAACCAATACCAGGCTTCGGAAACTAGAAGACTCAACCACCCTTCAAGATACTCGGCCAG